CTGCCTTGGTTGATCAGACTTTGTATGTCCGTACGGGATTTCGCGTCAATTCGCGCCAGTGCCTCATCGGTATCTAGTTGATCACCCAGCCGCCTCTCTTCAGATCCTAATTGCTCGGTCTGCATCCGCTCTGCGGCACCAGCCTCTTGACCAGCAATAGTAGTGGTGCGGCCTCTGGAGGCACCATCCAGCGAGACTTCGCCTGCGGCCAGTTCGCGCTCCAGCATACGGTCTCTGTCAGCCTCTCTAGCAGCCGTCAGGTCTCGTTCACGTTCAAGGTCAAGGCCAAGCTCACGAGCCAAAGTCGCTTGATCGTCTAAATATCCTGTCACTCCCGCACGGGCTAAGGATTCAGCCTCTTGTGTGCCCCTAACGCCCTCTTCAAAGCGTTCCCTGGTAGTCGGCTCCGTAATCGTCAACCCACGAGCGAGGTTTCTATCGGCTACGTCCTGTTGTAGCATCGCATCGCTACGTGCTAAGTCAGCAGCGTCACTATATTGCGGTGCGAGGACTCGCGCCTNCTCNANTTGGCGATCAGCCCGACCGAACTGTGCATTGATGTCTTGGTCTCGGCCTTCNAACGACCGAGCCCCTCTCAGGAACCCACTTATATCGGCTTCGCGTTCAATAGCCTCTTGGTTGGCCAGCCGAGCCTCTAATGTGTCCTGGCCTCCCAACCGGCCTATCATCTCGCCGCCTTCCATGTAGCGGTCTGACTTCAGCCCTGCGAGATCCAGTGCCGCTTGATAGCGGGGGTCGTTTTGTTGACGATACGCTTGATCGGATAGTATGTCGCTATAAGTGCGTCCGTAGCCCGACCGTAACTCGCCCAGCACATCAGCCGTATCGCCTCCACCACGCAACACGCCTAAACGCTGTAGGTCTTCGGTTGTCTGTGCTTCATCCCTAGCCTGCCGGTCTTCTAGGTCAGCTATCTGCGATGCGGTCTGCGGGTCTATGCCGCCGGGGCCCATGAGGCTTTGCCGCAGGGCATCCAGATAGATGTTTCCAAGGTCGGTCTCATATTGGAAAAATTCGGGGTCGTATTGCACATCGTCTGTAGCAAATAGATTCGGCCCTCCGACCGGAGCCGTTGCTGGGTCTAACTGTATGTCCAAATTGGGGTCTGCTACTTGTAGGGCCGGTAGGCCTCTTCGCGTTTCAGCCCCCGCCTCTTCTGCCGCAGTAACCAACTCGCGCTGCGTGTCCATCTGCTGGCCACGCAATACGGGATCGGTGACCCCACCCACCGCAGCCGCAGCCTCAGCCGATGGCCCACTTGGCTGGAACGTAGTGCCGGTGCCTTGTGGGACTGCCGTTACTGCTGGCTGGGCTGCTGGCCCCGATGCAGCCCCGGCTGGACTGACAAAGTCCTGCATCACCATCGCACGTAGACTCTCAATGTCGCTGGGCATACCCAACCGACTCGCTGCTATCGATGCGTCTTGTAGCGAAAAGTCAGTGCGGCCCTGACGGGCCATGTTCCGCGCCTTGTCCAACTCCGACTGGTAGATTTCCAACATACCAGGGTCCATACCAGCAGGCGTTGCACTGGGTGCTGGTGCTGGTGCCGGTGGTGGTGGTGGTGGTGCGGGTGTCGTTACCGGATCTGGTGTTGGGGTTGGCGTAGGTGCGGGTGCTGGCGTAGGATCACTGACCGCTGCCGGGTTGCCTGCGCTGGGCATCGTCCCTACGGCTGTGCGGTAGGCATCTGATTTGCCATATGCCCTAGCTTGTTCTGGAAATAACTGTTGGTATTGCTGCCAACTCATACCGCCCGACATCGGGTTACCGGCATTTGGATCGGCAGTGATAGCTGAAGTAAACCCACCTTCGATGCCGCGCAGATAGGAGTCTATATCGCCCCCCTGCTGATAGGCACTCAGCACATCACCTCGAAACTGATCAGGCACACCCGCCAGCAATGGATCGGCTAAAGCCTGGTCTTTGCTGCGATACACATCGGCTACGCCAAAGGTCGCATCCATGCCTTTGCCTTGTAGGGCATCGGCCAACGTGGATTCGTCGTACTGGCCCCACTTGGCCCCTTTTCTGATCTTTTTGTATTCCGGTGTATCGGTAAATGATCCAGTTGCCATTATTCTACGCCCACTGTTTTACGCCGTCTGTATCGTCCCAGCGGCTTGTATTGCAAATTGACCCGCCGAAACGTGAACGGCTCATTGAGTGCATTGTTCGTATAGATCAATGCGGTGCTATTGTCGTAGCCCATAAGGTCGGTGTCGGTATATAGTGCAGAGGTGCTTCCACCCAGCTTTGACGTACCCAGCACAAACGAGCCGAGGCCTGCGCTCAACTCGCCCATCAAGATGCGCTCTGTGGTGCCAGTGATCTTGGAGGACTCCTGTAGCACCTGTACGTCATACTCAGAGTCCTGGGCATCGTAGTAATGCCGCGCATAGAGCCATCGCAGCCGCACATCGGCCCCCATAGGAGGCGGGGCCCCGGTCTTGAACTGTGCCGATATAGCCGCTGTATCGTCGTTGTTGTTTTTGTCGTGGGTGTAAACGTAGCCATCGAAGCCGCCTGCATGGGGCTGGTCATCGACCAGGGCCGAAGCATCTCTGGCCATATTGGTATAGGGACCAAACCAGCAGTTGAGAACGGTGTTGTAGATGATGACGTAGTTGTTGGTAGCCTGCGAGGTGCCGTAGGGAATAAACCACCAGACCTCATTCGTAGACGGGTAGTAGAGACCGTGCGAGAGGTGCAGCTTGGCGGCGTTGATAAAGTCCCAGAACCGAGAACCGTCTAAGGCCTGTGATATCTTTTGCACTTGGTTACCGCCATCCCAGGCGTAGAAGCCGTCCAGCCGGGGAAACAACTGCAGGCCCGATGGGAGGTTGACGATGCCTCGACCTGACACGCTACCGGCCGGTGCGCGGCGTTGCACTTGATACGGCACCGTAGCATTGCCGGTCGGCGTTAGTACATGCACTCCCTGGTCGGTGTGAATAGCCAAGGCATTGCCGATGGGGTTAATGCCTGTGATATCGTGATCGAAGTTATAAAAACTAGTAGCACCCCACACGGTAATATCACCCGTGTCAGACCTCCATAGTTGATACTTGGCTCCGTTGACGTTGCCTATCCATAGGCGGTTGTCCCAGTAGGCAATGTGTCGGCCTTTGGTGAACCGACTGTCATCATCCAGCGTCCCGGCATTGGCTGTGCCGCCAGCCCAGGTATCGCATCGGTATCCACGCCATTGGTCAGCACTAGCGTAGATCCCGCTAAGGCCCACTCCCATACGTTATCATCACCGGCGGTGATGGTGACTGAACCGGACCTGTCGGTGCCTGAGCCGCCGGTGATGTCGTAGAATTTATCGCCCGATATGGCAAAGGTCTTATCTACAGCCGCCAGGGTGACCTGACCCACTGCCGTGATCGTAGCCCCACTGTTGAGAGCCGAAGCATTGAACTTGGCAAAGCCTTTACGCTTCTCCACCTGACCGGCTTGGCCTACCCGGCAGTTAATCATCGAAAAAAGCGCATTGGGGCCAAGGTCNTCAGCGGGTTGGTCATACCGCACCCCCTTGAGCCAGGGACCGTATTGCACTGTAGCTGCACTGATAGCCATTACGACAACGACCCATTCTCTACGGCAAANGTGAAGCCGTAGTCCATACCATCGTCTGTGCGCCTTTTGCGATAGGAGCGGTTGCCCTGGATGGCATTGTTTTGCGTCAGGGCCCGTTGTATCACCCGCTCCATCTCACCTCGGTCGATACCGGCCCCCTCCATATCGCCCTTNTCTTCTTTGTAGAGGGCCGACACACCAAACACAAGCGCAGGCTGCACGATCTTCGGCATGTAGATGTCTAGCGAGTTAGCATCGTCATCGGAATCGAAATCGGGTATGAAACCGTAGTAGCGATAGGCGATGACATCGGTGCCGTTGTCGGGCTGGGGATACAGGTCTACCTCGACATAGCCCGTAGAAGAGTTGATGCCGTTGATGGCCACATAGGATGCATCACCCGTGATCGAATGATCGGGGTCATCGGCATCCAGCGTCTGTGACGATATCACCAGCATCACATG